GAATGTAGATGATTACCTTATTGCCCCAATGGGTAAATCTTTCTTTGCATTTAACATGCAGTTTGATTTTGATGATCAGATTCGTGGTGATTTAGAAGTACATGCATCTGGTACAGAAAGTTTAATGGCTAATGAGGTAAGATCCCAGCGCTTAATGCAGTTCTTACAAGTTGCACAGAACCCAGTACTAGCTCCTTTTGCTAAAATGGATTATATCATTCGTGAGATTGCTAAGTCTATGGATCTTGATCCTGATAAGGTTACTAATTCTATGCAAGATGCTGCTATACAAGCTGAGATCCTAAAAGGATTTCAAACACCTGTAACGCCTCCTATGGCTCCTGAGGGTGTACCAGCACCTGCAGGTCAGGAACAAGCACCACAAACGCCTCAGGGCGGTGTACAGGATACGTCAGGCGGTGGCGGTGGGCAGATAGGCACAGGTACTGCTCCTGTACCAGGTGAACAAGGATTTAGTGGTAATGTCGCTTAAACTACTTGTTAACAATATACATATATGGGATGCGTTTGTTGAGGAACTTGATAAGCGTATTTCTGGTACGCATAGAAGTATGGAGAACATCTCCGATACTGCAGAATTATATAGACATCAAGGTGCTATAAAAGCAATGAGACAACTGAAGTACTTGAGGGATAAAGTAAATGAATGAACAAATGAAAGCAGCTTTAGCTGAAGATGTAGATCCAGTATCAGGTAACGAGGTACCAACAGGATCTTTACCAGAAGAAGTACGTGATGATATTCCTGCACAACTGAGCGAAGGTGAGTACGTTGTACCTGCTGATGTGGTACGTTACTATGGCGTTAAGTTCTTCGAAGATTTACGTACAGAGGCTAAGGTTGGTTTTAATCAAATGGAAGCTAATGGTCGCATTGGCGGTGAACCTATGGGTGATGAACTACCATTTGATATTTCTGAGTTACAGATGGTTGATGAAGCACAGCCTGAAATGAACAAAGGCGGTTACATACGAGGTTACGATGAAGGTGGGTTAGTAGAAGGCGCAACTTCTGTTTTAGGACAAAGTGTTAGCGGTATGGAATATAAAACATACGTAAACGCTGCAGGTGATGAGATTACTATCATGTTCTTTAATGGTATGCCTATGAGTGCTATACCTGAAGGTTACACAGATAAAGCTTCTCAACCTGTTGCACCTACTCAACCAGAGCCCGTTAAAAGACGGGACAGAGATTCTTCACCAGTAAACACACCTGAAGCTGTAAACTATAAAGAACTAACTGCTGCAGAACTGCGTGATCTAGTTGAACAGCAAAAGGGTGCCACTGCGAAAAATGTAGGTACAGGATTAGCTATGCTTAACCCTCTTATGGGTATGGCATTTAAGGCAGCTATGTGGCATCAGTCTAAGCAGATTGAAAAAGAACTTGCAAGACGTTTAGATGACGGTACGCTAGATGAAAAGCAGAAATCATACTATACAGATCTACAAGGTGTTATGAAAGCGGATGAGCCTGGTTTCTTTGAAAGACTCTTTGGTAAAAAAGAGGAAGAAGAAGAGGTTGTTGAGGAAGAAGTTGTTAAACCAGAAGTAGCAGGTTCTCTAGAAGATACATCAGCTTATAGCCCTGATCTAGCTTCAGATTCTTTATATAACCAAGAAATAAAAGAAGTAGGACTTGGCACTTATCAAGCTAATACAGATATCAATGACCCTGAATTTGAAGCAAATCTTAAAAAAGTAGAAAACATATTTAATGATGTTGATGAAAGTGCGGCTGCTCCAAGTCCAGTAGCTTCAACATCTGCAACTACATCTTCTTCATCTAATGATAGAGATAGCAAGAGGCGTTCTGCATTTAGCAATGCAGCATCAAAAGCAGATGCAGGTACAAAGGCAGTGGCAGCTAAAGCACGAAGAAACTTAGCTACGGCAAAAGAAGTTAGAGATATTAAAAGAGAAGGCGCTAGAATTAAAAGCAGTCTTGAATCCTCTGCTCGTGGAGGTCAAATGGGTTTCTCTAAAGGCGGTCTCGCTTCTAAGAAAAAGAAATAATACTACAAGACTACCATATAAATATAAGGCTACCCAGCTAAGGCTGGCCCCAACATAAGGAAAATAAAATGTCGGAAACTATTAGTACGGACTCTGCGTCCCACCAACGTAATACATTACGTATTAAACGAGATGAAGAGGAGTTACAAGCACTATTAAAAGATGCAGGTATCACTCAAGATGAAACAGAAAAAGAAGAAGAAGCTGTCATTGAGGAACCCAGTAGCTCAGAGCCTGTGGAGCCCCCAGTTCAGGCAGAAAGTAGTACCGAACAAAAAGAAGAACCTGAGCCTGAAGCACAAGAAGAAGTTGAACTAAGTGCTGAAGAAAAAACGTTTAAACAGCGTTACTCTGATATTCGTAAGCATATGCAAGAGAAAGACAAAGAGTTTAAATCTAAGCTAGAAAAGTTAGAGAATCAACTCAAGTCTGCTGCAAACAATGAGCTTGTACTTCCTAAATCACCTGATGAAGTAGAGGCGTGGGCTAAGAAATTCCCAGACGTTGCAGGTATCGTAGAGGCCATTGCTGATAAAAAAGCTAATGAACGTGCTGACGAACTTGATGGACGTTTAAAAGAGATTGAAGCTCTGAGAGCTACAGCTAAACGTGAAAAAGCAGAAGCAGAAATATTATCACTACATCCTGACTTTGAAGAACTACGCGCAGGTGAAGACTTTCATAAATGGGCAAAAAAGCAACCTAAAGTTGTACAAGATGCCTTATATGAGAATAGTGAAGATGCTCAATCTGTAGCACGTGTTATTGATCTTTATAAGAGTGATAAAGGTATTACAGATAAGCCTAAGAAAAATACGGATAAAGCAGCGGCTTCATCTGTTAAAGCTAAAGGACGTCCTGCTCTGGACGCAGATGACTCAACACGTTACCTACGTGAATCACAGGTACACAAAATGAGCATTAAAGAATACGAGAAACGTATGGACGAGATTACAGAAGCCCAACGTTCTGGTAAGTTTATTTACGATATGTCCAAGAAATGACTTGACACGAACGTCTTCGTAGATAAAACTATAGGCATGTACAGCGCTAGGTATCAACTACCTGTACATGCTTAACATTAAGCACTAAACCACAATAAAGAACTACCTCAGATTATAGGCCCAGCGCTATATAGGACGGCCATCCTTTAAGCATAGCTGACTACCCTAATATGAAGAGCCTCTTTTCAGTGGATATGCAGTGTATATTCCCACGCCACATATCTTTGAAAGGATTTTATCATGGCTATTACATCCGCATCAGGCGGTTTTGATGGTAACTGGTCTCCAGTTATCTATTCTAAGCAAGCACAGATTGCTCTTCGCAAATCTGCTGTTACTAACGCAATCACAAACAACTCTTACTTCGGTGAGATTGCTAACCAAGGCGACACAGTTCGCATTCAAAAAGAGCCAGACGTAACTGTTAACTCTTTGCAACGTCATACAGGCATCTCAGTTGAGAAGCTTAATGATGAAGACTTCTCGTTAACTATCGACAAAGCTAACTACTTCGCATTCAAAATGGATGACATCGAGGACCAGTTTGCAAATGTAGACTATGTTAGCTTGGCTGCTGATCGTGCAGCATACAAAATGGCAGACGCTATGGATGCCGATTGTTTAGGTTACTTATCAGGTCACACATCTGCAGGTGAATACATCACTTCTACTTCTGGTGATGCACAGCACGATACTGCTGGTAACTTAACAGGTGAGATGCTTACAGCTAACTTGCTAGACGCAACTGACTTCGGTAACTTGACTATCTCAGGAACTGCTACTGCAGGTGACTCTGTGCCATTGGCACCGCGTTTACCAGGAGCAACTGCGTTGTCTGCAACAACTGTTTCACCTTTGACTGTACTTGCACGTATGGCTCGTAAGATGGACGTTGCTAATGTAGATGCACGTGGTCGTTGGGTAGTACTTGACCCGGTGTTTGTAGAGATGCTAAAAGACGAAGACTCACGCATGTTAAATGGTGACTTCGGCGGTGCTGGTCTACAAAATGGCTTGGTGTTAAATAACATTCACGGATTCCGTGTTTATATTTCTAACAACTTGCCAGCTAAAGGCACAGGTGCAGGAACCTCAGGTACAACAGCGCAAAACGCTAACTATGGTGTTATTGTTTCTGGACAAGACGATGCAGTAGCATCTGCTGAGCAGATCAATAAGGTAGAGAACTACCGCGACCCAGATTCATTCGCGGACATCGTGCGCGGCATGCATTTATATGGCCGCAAGATTCTACGACCTGAAGCATTGTTAACTGTACGTTACAACGCTGCTTAATAAATAAAGAGTGGGGCTGGTTCTTACTGGCCCCTTTCCGTTTATAAATAAAGGACATAACCAATGGCTATTACAACGGCGATGTGCAACAGCTTCAAGCAAGAGTTACTTGGTGGTGTTCACGATCTAGATACAGACATACTAAAGATAGCACTTATTAAAAGTACACCGACAGGTACTTATAATGCATCTACTACTAATTACAGCACAATAACAGGTAACTCAGATGAAGCTACCGGTACTAATTACACTTCAGGTGGCAATATTTTAACTGGTGCAACTATTGCACTATCAGGATCAACTGCAACTGTTGACTTTGCTGATACTACTTGGTCATCCGCTACTGTGGCTGCAGACGGGTGTATAATCTACAACACATCACAAGGCAATAAGGCTATAGCAGTTATTGACTTTGGTGGAACTAAGACATCAACAAATGGTGATTATGTTGTCCAGTTCCCAACAGCAGACGCAACTAACGCAATCATTCGTATCGCTTAAGGAGCAGTATTATGGCTCTCGTTGTCAAGGATAGAGTAAAAGAAACCACTACAACTACAGGCACTGGTGCTATTACGTTGGGTGGCGCTGTTACAGGCTTTGAGTCTTTTAGCTCTGCCCTTGCCAACAGTGATACTACATACTACGCTATTTCTAATCGTGATGCAGACGAATGGGAAGTAGGATTAGGTACATACAATTCAGGTGTACTTACAAGAACAACTATACTAGAGAGTAGCAACAGCGATAGTGCTGTTAGTTTTTCTGCAGGTACTAAGG